GTTGTTGAACCAAATGTATAGGTTGAAGCTACGGTGACAAACTCTGAATTAAAGCCGTCATAAATCTTGAGGGTTAGCCCTGCGGTAATACCTGTTCCGTCATTGACCGTCAGGCTAGTCTGCCCTGCGGTTGCCGTAGCAATAGTTGTATTGGCATAGCCATTGACATAAGAATACTTTAGAAATACCTCTTGGCGAGCAGTTGTTGGAAAGCCAAACTGTAGTGGGCCTTGGTTTGTGTAGGTAGTAGCAAGCATCGCATAAGGAAAGACAATTTGTGAATCTTCAATCCAAGCAAATGAGCAATCCTGAACCGTTGTGAGCTGGTAGTTAGGTGAACCGTATTGAAGGCTAGTAAGGGCAATTACCGGGTTGTATCGTGGGTGAAAACGGATAGTACCGTCATCACGGATTCGAGAACGCTGTTGCTCGGTTTCTGTGGTTGCTGCGAGAACTTGGTTACAGTAAGTATCAATCCATGAACTTGCTCTAGCAATGACATTGGCTAACTCCGCATCTTGAACATCAGGGTCTTGTGAGTTCCAAACGAGGTTGTCAATATCAATCGCCGTTGGAGCGTTCTTGAATTCAGTAAGAGTCAAGTATGGCGTTGAGAACTGGTGGGTTGTACCTGAATACGCATTACTCATTTATTTCTCCGCATCTTGAGCATTTTTTGAAGAATGAACCGAACCCGCATTTTGAGCAGGTAAAACCTATGGATGATGGGTTACGAATAGTTCCCATCGCGTTCGCTTCGCCCAAGCCTTCATGCTTCATTTGAGCGGCGTGTTTAGGATTATCAACATTGATAAGCCCGTCTTTGCCAGCCTTGTAAGTCTTTGTGCCACGCTCGGTTCTAACGGATACTTCACGCAAACCTTTTGGTGGAATCATTTTTGACATTTAGTGCGCCTCCTCAATGAGTAAGGGCGCACCTTTCGATGCGCCCTTCTCGATATTGTTCTTAGGACTATGCAGATGCAATTCCTGAAACGATACCTGACCAAGCTGGAGCTTGTGCCATGAATGTTCCACGGAAGTATGTGCTGAAGTCGTATGAGAACTGTGTGACAGGCCATTGGATACCCATGTAGTCCTGCACATTGTAAACAGCCCAACAATCGCTGACCTCTGTGTCAGGAATTGGAAGGGTGTAAGAAAGAACTGGTGATACGCCTTGTGGCAACCATGGGTGAACTGTGATGTCAACAAGCTTGCCTGTGACTTCATTGTATAGACCACCGATTGTTGCTCCGCCAACATAATCTCCTGCTTCAGTCTGAGTCAAGTTCAAACGGTAGTTTGCAGTTGAGCCATTCTTGATTGCATCAGAGAGTTGCTTACGGTCTGAACCGTTAATGAGAATCTCATCAGGGTCAGCCTTAACATTGTTGTAGAGGTTGTAGAACACAGTCTGATATTCCGCACCTGGGTTAGAGGTTGAGAATTGAGCATTAACCGCGTTGTTGTATCCGCCAGCAGATGAAAGCAATGTAGGAATAATTCCGTCATAACCTGTTGCATAAGCAGAAGTATCAGCAGAAGGAGCAGCAGCGCCTGTTGTTGAGTAAACAAGGTTGTTGTTTGTTGTGTTGGTAGAAGCAGCACCTTGAAGGGTAGCTGTTGTACCTGTGAAACGACCAACATACTTAGCATTTGTTGCGCCTGTTGTTGTTCCGACATATACCTTGTAACCAATAGCGCCTGTAACAGCACCTACTGTGATTGTGATTACCTGTGAACCTGAAGAGGTTGTTGGAGATTGAACTGTTGAAACAACAGACTCACCAAATGAACCAGCATCAGAAGTTACATAGATAAAGAACTGTGTTGAAGCAGCAAGTCCAACTTGTGTACCTGAAGCGTTTACAGCAGTTGCGGTTACTGTAGGAGCAGCAAGTGCGCCTGAGTAACCTGTTGCAGTTCCGCGAGCCATGAGGAGCATACGCTCTTCCATAAGCATTGTTGCGTATAGTGTAGAAGTTGATGACAACTGACGAAGGTCTTGGAATCCAAGTCCTGAGAAGTTAGCATCAAATGATACGCTGTCAGATAGTGAGTAGGTGTTGTATGGAAGGATTAGATCGTCAGCAGCATAAGAAATCTTTGGGCCACGCTCATAGTTGATTGAGCCGAAAGTTGCTGTTGATGTTTCTGTAATTCCTGGCCATAGGTTTCCAACTCCACCTGTACCGGTACCTGTGTAACCAAGTACGCGCTTTACGCGGTGAGAAGTACCGACACCCTTTTTACGAGCAATTTTGTTGCGAAGTGGTGTTGGGCGTGGTGTCAAGAGCTTTGCAGGTGCTTCTAGGTCGAAAGCTGCGAAAGATGATGACAATGGAGATGTTAGGGAAATATCCTTAACGATGTCAGCTTGTGCTTGGCGCTGAGCAGCAAGTGCGCTGTTCAATGCTCCAAGAGCATCAGGTGAAATTGACTTGTTTGCTGCGAGTGCTTCTAGTTGTGCAGTTGCATCAACTGGAGCAGATACGCCTGGTGTGTTTGTAGAAGCGGAAAGTGACTTTCCTAGAACTTCTACATATTCTTCCATGCGAACTGCTGATGACTTAGCATCAGTAGCATCTGCAAACAGGTCTGTTGCTTTAGGCAATTGAGCCATGTTTGGTTTCCTTTCGGGTTATTTTGCTGAAGGGGTAGCGGCTTTGGCAATGAGTTCATTGGCAAGGTCGCGGTAGCCCTTAGCGAGTACGGAGTCTGTTGTACGAGAAGCCTTAGCATTAAACTCGGCAGCTTTTACAAGCAGATTGTCAGTTTGGGTTTTACCTGCTGCGATGGATGAACGCTTAGGCCCATTTCCAATCGCTGCTGATTTAGCCTGTGCGAGTTCGGTTTCAAGCGATGCCGCCTTGCTCTCTGCTGCCTCTAATGCAGCCTTAGCAAGCCCGACTTCTGCTTTCACAGATTCCGTAACCATTGACACGGCCTTTTCAATGATGGCATTTACTGTGTCATCACTAAGCAGGGTTTTCTCTGCTGAATCATCAGCAGAAACTTCTTCAGTTGCTTCAACAACAACTTCTTCTGTCTTTTCCTCAGCTACAACCTCTTCAACAGTTGCATCGGCATCAGCAGACTTCTCTGAGCCAGCACCCTGTTCAGGTGTAACGATTTGAGCAGTTGATACATCGGTGCGACCATGTGTTTCTGATGGCTTGTGGCAACCACAATCTAGGCACTTGTCAACTGTTTCAGACTTTTCGGCAGCCATGTGTGAATCTTTATGTGCAGAACACATTTTAGAATCGCATCCGCCTGATTCTTTGCATGACTTACAGCCAGCACAATCGCACCCTGCGGTTGTGTCAGGCTCTTTAACTGTGTCAGCCTCGACTGACAACTCGATTGATTCTGGCATTGTTTCTCCCTCTTGTTGTTCCCCTGCGTACCAAGCCATTAGGTGATTTGCCACCTCTACGAGTTGTCCGAGGGAATATGTTTCGTCTGCGCCATCGCCCATTTCACCGGCTTCAACTTGAATAAGTTGAGCAACGGCTCTACGAGCTTTTTCAAAGGCATCTTGGTCAAACTTCACATTGTCAGGCTGAAGAGCCTTTAATGCTTTTCCTACATTCCAATCATCAGGTAGAACATCAAGTGCGTTTAATGCGCGAGCGCGGCGGATGATGTGCTTCTTGACTGCTGTTGGATTCTTTGCGCGACCAAATGCCTGAATAGCGTTCTTTAGGTCGGCAACATTAGCGATTGGATATGAGCCGTCAGGCATTGCTGCTCCACGATTTGCAAGGCGTTGGCGCTCTTCGGCAGAAACTTCGCGCTTAGCAATCTCACTTGGAAGCGGTGCTGAGTATTCATGTAATTCTTCAACTTGAACAAGTGATGACTCGCCCTCAACGCTCTTAGCCATGATGAGCTTTGCATTTGGGTTAGCGGGTCTGTCCACCAGGCTGACTTCAATGATTTGACCGTCAACAATACGACCATTAGCTGCCTTAGTGTCGCGTACTACGCGAGGGGCTTTAATTCCTATTGAGAAGCCTTTAAGAACTCCTGCTTCCACCTTTTTAACAGAAACGGGGTCAACAACATGAGCAGTAATATAATGACCATCAGTTTTCGCTTCATATTCTTTAGCCACTCCTGCCGCTATGTTTGAATGTTGTTCACGGATATTGCCACCGGTCTTAAACCATTGTGGCATTGCTGAATCCAACCAAGTTGCATCGCAAATTTGATTGTCCATATCAATACTGTCATCTGTTGCTTTGCCATACACCATAAGTGAGCCATCTTCTTGCTTATCTGCCTTGATGATGGCGGCGTATGAGGTTGTAAAATCATTCATAGTTGCTTTGTCCTTTTTGTCGTTTTCCTTGGAAATTCTGTTTGCCCAACTTCTACCAGCATCGCCACCCCATAAGAGCCAAGCAATGTAACCAGCAGAATCTTTGCCCCAACCTTCGCCTTTTTTATCTACTTCATGTCGGGCAAAGTAACTCACCATTCGATTGATGGTATCTAGCGATAAAGATGCTCCGTTAGATAAATCTCTTGCGCGAGCAACGCCCACCTCTGTTCCACCGCGACCATGCTTTTCACGAAGTTCTAATCCGCGTTTTGCATTTGCGCGAACTTCTGCGGGAGGAACAAAACCGTCAGCCATTAGTTAGCGGCTGTCCATAAATAAGAAACGGATGTTGATGCTGCTGAGGCAATTACTGAAATTGTTGTGCCAGCAGTAAATTCGAGAGCTTGTGTTGTACCAGCAGCAATAGGCAATCCCTGTGTTGCTCCGCTTGATGTGACTGTGCCATCTCCGATATAAATTACCTTAGAGGCATCATTGTTGCGTACATTGATAAGTGCGCGGCGAACGCCAGATGGCACGACAAACAAGGTCTGCGCGGTTGTGCCTACTGTGATTGTGCCGTGTTGAAATGGTGTTGCCATGTATTTCTCCTATTGGTTTGATGTATCTACTACATAAGGTGCAAGATCGCACATACAATTTGGGTGAGCGGGAGGCTCTGTATCTCCTGATGGAAATACCTCATCTATGCCTAGCGGTGAGGCATCGGCGTTTTCTTGGCAATCTTCACAACCAACTGCCACAAGCCATTCAACTTGTTCTACCCCTGAATCTAAATAACTTTCACGGGCGGCAACTGATACTGCGCTGCTCATTTCTGTTTGAGCAATCACCAAAGCTTGTTGAGGGTCGTTAATTACTTGATCAACCATGATAGATACTTGCCTTGGCGTTATACCCTGGGCAAGAGCGTTGCCAAGAACAGTACCGATACGGTCTAACTTGGTGTTAGAAATGCCATCAATGACTATCCCTCTGCGGTCTAGCAAAGTTTGTAACCCGCCTGATGGCTTAATTAGCTCTGCTGCTGCTTGGTTACCTGGCTTCCAAGTATTCCAATCAACAACGCCCACTTTAGGAGCCTTCTCTAGCTTTTTAAGAGCTTCTTGAGCGGCTACTGTGCCTAATACCCAACCGTCAGCATATAGAGGCTTGAGGGCATCTAAGAGGTACTTTTTGTTAGGCGTAATACTTGCTAAAGCCCAATCGCGGGCTTGCTGTGTTGTCGTTGATGAAGCTCCGATATGAGAGTGAAACCATTTC